TCCCTCTCTCTTTAACGTAATAAAGCCTTTCTCATGGCTGCAGCTATAGTGGGCTCGAATCTTGGAATATATTGAAGCACGGGGCCTTCAAAGAATTTGGCATTGCCTTTGGGATGAAATTTATCCAAGCGTTCGTGAACCTGCATGATATAACTCGATACAGTCTTACCTGCTTTAGGATTAACCCGAGTACCATCATATCCAATACGCACAGTGGTATCAGACCCAGTACCCGTAGCCTCGACGAATCCGGATCTAGCTAACGTTCCTGTGTCTTCCGGCGTTTGCATATAGCTATCCGCCATAATCTCCTCAGCCTGCATCTTGATGGACAGGCCACCTTCAATCTGCCCTTGTTGTAGTTTACGAAGAAGTTGTGCTTCCAAGTTCCTTATAGAAGACATATCTAATGTCAATGCAAACCCATTAGCCATTAGAGAAGCACCTCCACAAAGTCTATACTACCCACATCATCATAATAGGGCACAATACTCATGATCGGAAATCTCCGTCCATCGAGGTACACAAAATCCTTTAGATGTACCAAGGCGCTACCATCCATACCTAAGATTCTTGTGCACACAACCTCTTCCCCGGACTTATTACGAACCAATCGAGAACCGCCACCATAAGAATAGCAATACAAATCGATTAAAGCACCTAAAGTAGGGTCTCCTGCCCCATCTTGGGACAAATATGGTGACACTTGAACTAACTGATTCATCCAACCTTTTAATGTGGCATCCATTTTTACACCTACTCCGTCATCATATCGCGACTAAATACGGGCTGTTTGGCATTTGTGTTTTGTGCTCTGACTAATTCATCACTGCGAAGCAAACCTCCCGCAGTGGGTGCATTAGCGGCACAAACAATTGCCCTGAACTTGCGTGCCTCACTACTGTAATGCATGTATTTCTGCGAATATGCTTTTGATTGAGGGCCTAATTTGCTATCACATAAGCGTGCATACTTGGTTGCTATGGCCTCACAACAACGCGCGGCAGCTCCCAAATTAGTTGACTCATATGTGACGGCAGCCACAATTTCCTCATCCGTGAGTAATGGATCCGCATCAATAGTATCACCAATGGTGAATCTAATGAAATCTTTAGTGGAATTGGCTGGGTCACCGCTGTATAACCAAGTCATGTGACCACCTCCTACTTCTTGGCAGCGGTACTTGGGGGCACTACTGCCTTCGAATGAATCAGTATAGGCGAAGAGGAGGCACTTTCAGATGCCTCCATTTGTACAGTTGGTTCCTCTGCAATCTCATCTAAGAACTGCGTTCTGTACCTGATTGCTGTGTGTCCATGAGGAATCAACTGCTCCTTCTTATACCGCTTACCGCGGTAGAAAAAATCATGATTAACTCGGTACAATTAAGCTACGCAGCCCGAAAAGAATGTACCAAGGTCAGATGCTACAACCTTCATGTCGTAAGCTAATTCTCCCTCGATACGTTCGGTGCCAGCCCCCAACCAAGGCATCTCAATACGTCCCATAGTTCCTCCAAAAGCATTAGCGCCTTTGAGGCCAGTCCAGGCGAAAGTATATCCGGCCGTAGCGGTTTTCAGTGCAGGCCTTGGAGCACTGTATGCGAGTAAAGCACCCTTACCTAAGATAAAGGAGTTAGACTCAGCAGCACCCTTAGCAGCACTGTTCTTAACAGCCCAAGCAATGACAACACGCTCTACGTCGAACAATGCAGCCAACAGATCAGGAGTTACAATGCCCTTTTGAGTGTAGCGAATACGATCAAGGATATCTTTGTGGTTTTTCAATGCCTCGTAAACCTGGGCACCTAAAACAAGAATGTTTGGGCGCTGACCAGTAAGAGCAGCCATATTTGTCTTTTGCAAGGAAAAGTCTTGAATAGGAGTGGAACCAGATTCGTTCCAATATTGAACCTTTGCTGCATCTGTATTAGTCCCTGTAACTCCTGTTATGTCAGTGGCCCATACACCTGTTTTGAAGTAGGTATTAGCCCACTGTACCTCTTTCTTGAGAAGCAATTTGCCAGTAACAAATTCCGTGGCATCTTGATCTGCATTAAGAGGTGTATCGGAGTTAGTACGATCCTCATCGGTGACATCTTTGTGATACGCATACTTCTTGCAGAAGTAACTGGGCGTATTATCGATGTCATAATCGCCGCCAGCTGACTCAGTAGCCGGGCCACGCTCTTCGGCCTCGTCTCGAAACCAGTCATCTCTATTGTACTTGAAGTAGCGGTCAGATTGTTTTTGTACTCCCACTACCGGAAATACTTGATGCGCCACAAATGAATCAGCACTTTGGATATAAGCCACACTGATATTGGTTAATGCTCTGTCTATGTGTACCTGTGCACGTGATGGCATTTATTTCACTCCTTCCAATTCATAATTATTTTATTGTCCGAGTACAATTAAGAGTACCCCTTCACCTTCAACGAAGGCCGTGGTAGCCGCAGCTACAACACTAAGCTTCTCACTAGACGTGAAGGTATTAAGTGCGGTGATTGCAGTAGCTGCAGTGGATTTACCGAGAGGTGTACAGTTTGCACTGGTTAAGGATAACACACCACCAGTAACTGCAGTGGCTTCAATCTCCACGTGTAAAGCTGATGCTTTAGCTGCTGTGGTTGCTGGATCTGTGACAACAAATTTGACGCTCCGCACAGTCCCAGCAAATCCGGGAATGTAATCAGTGACAATATCCCCATCGGCTAACTTGGCTAGCTTGATGGGAAAGGATAAGATTACGTCTACAGCACTATGTTGGCCATCACCAAGCATAGCCGCGTGTCTTTCACCCGCTGAACCGGCTTCTCTTGCTTTAGCAGCCACGATGGCAGGAGCTGCTGTTACAACAAATTTACCCGCAGCATCTGTGGAAAGATTGGCTCCTGCAGTTACACTACCCCCAAACACAACACCCATTTGACCTGATTTAACAACAGTGACGGCTTGACCTGCAGTAGAGGCATACCGAAGAATTCCATCAATTGCAACTCCAGCACCTGCAAGCGCTATTTTGCCTGCCGTATCAATTACGACTCCGTAACCCTCTTTACCGGTTAGATCGGCTGCTGCGATTCCTGTGAAACTAAACCCCGGAATATCGTACGCCATTGGATTATTCCTCCCCTCTTAATTCTTTTTGGTAGTTGTTGTAGAGATCAGGATTTTCCTGACAAGCTTTAACAAAGGCTTTCTCTACCGTGATACCATCACGCTTAGCAATGAAAGCTGCCTTTTCGTCAAGGGCTTCCATAGGCGAACCAGTGGTGTCTGCCCCGGCGGAGCCGAGGTCTTTAAAAATTAGGTTGGATTCCATGGCCGCGTTGACGGCACCCAATACGGAAGAAATTTGGGCAAAAGCATCAGGGACTGCTTTGGATACAGCCATGAGTACTTTACCGAAGTCTTCTGCTTTTACTGGGATTTTGTCGTAGGACTTGGCCTGCGCCACAAACTTAGCAGTCTCCGCAGCCTCTTGAATCACTTTGGCAGATGCAAGAGCCTGTGAGGCCGCTTCTTGATCGGCAACATAGCGTGCACGTACTGCCTCAGGAAGACTTGCTAAGAAATCTGCATCTGTTAAAGTGGCTACAGGAGCAGGAACTGCTGCTAAGGCCGCTTGCGCAACGCCTAGATCTGCTTGGGCTTGGGCCAATTGGGTCGTGAGTGTTTCATTACTCGCGGCTAAATGCGCGGTAATCATTGCTTGCTGGTCTGCTGGCAAGCTCGCGAACAGTGCGTTAAAATCCATTGGAATGTTCTCCTCCTTTTTCTTTGTTTGTTCTATCCCAGTCGCCATAGTAGCGTTAGGAAGCTTGGATAGCAGCTGTGCAACATTTTGCATCTTCTCGATGGACATATCCTGATTACTGAATGTGATAATGTCCCCGTTAATGGAGGCTGCAACTTGTTTCGCCGGGGTAATCTTGTCGGCGAATCCGTACGCAACACACTCTTCGGCCGTTAACCACGTTTCGGCAGTCATTAATGCCTCAATCTCAGCACGACTAATGGTACATTTTTCCTCATAGGCTGCAGTGATGGTTCCTCCGATCTTATCAAGATCATCCGCCATTTTTCGCATATCGTCCGCATTGCCCTCGACACGCGTCCATGCTTTGTGTACCATCATCATGCCATTTGCAGGAACATATACCGTATCACCCGCCACCGCAATAACGGAAGCAATTGAAGCGGCTAAAGCATCCACATACACATTCACATGCGCTTTATGCCTCTTTAGCATCGTGTGAATTGCCTGGCCAGCAAATACATCCCCTCCACCACTGTTGATATAAACATTTAACACGCTTATATCTCCTAGGGCGTCCAAGTCCTGCTTGAATTGTTTAGGTGTAATCACGTCACTCCACCACGAACTGCCTCCTGCTATCCTCCCATAAAGATAGAGTTCTCCCTCTCCTTTGGTTGTGGCATTTTTAATTTCCCAGAAATTGGCTTTAGGCATTTACTTTCCTCCCTTCTGCTTCTTGATCTTG